TCTATTAAACTCACTTCCATTTAAATCAATCATCGTCTCTTATTTTTAGGTTTAGAGGAACCTACTAAAGCCACAAGGCTCCAATGTGCTAAGCTTACGATCTTAGATATTAAGATGCTTTCGCATAAAATATGCTTACGATCCCTGATCAGGGGCACATATTATAGAAATACTTTATCCCAGTGGGATGTAAATACTCCGTTTTCATCTGATTCTAATAAAACTATTTCTCTATTTTTCAAATGTTCGCTTCTTGCTCCCACAATCAATGTCTCTGCAGACTGAAAGTTTGCTATAGTTTGATTGTCTTTACGATACAAATAAGCAATTGCATCTGATTTTGAACATAATATTCCTGGTGTTTTACCTGATAAATCGAGCCCGCGTTGATTCATTTCTTTGCCGTTAAACTCTACTAATTTATCTTTTGTATGACCTGAAATAATTAATGTTTCACATAAAGATTCTAATTCTGCTATAATTATCAGAATTGCATTACGAAGATATGCCCAACCAGCTCCTTGAGCTAAATCTAAAATATTTTCTCCTTGATAATTACGTCCTATCGTTATGTTCGTATAAGTTCGTTAATCTTATACCGTTCTCTTATGAACTGCTATATGTTACCATATAGACCAGACTATATCATGGCCCTATAAATAGGGTCTCCTCCTTTTCCACTCACTTGAGTGTACTCCCTTACGGGATAGTCGTTGAACTTTCTTTTAAGTGTTTTTTGTATATTAAACTTATTTGATTCAAAAAAACTTCTTTTGTAAATTTATGTTTCATTTGATTACATATATAACAACATGGTACACTGTTTTCAATAGTATATCCTATATCATTATTTATACGATCTATCCCATTTGAATTAATATCTCCACAATAATAACAACTAGAATCTATAATTAATATTACATCTTCAAGCGTTAAATCGAAAACTCGATTAACATGTTTAGCATTTCCTTTATAGTTTTGATAAATATTCCTATATTTTCTAAGCTCACCATATTTTAATTCAGACATTTCTTTCATGTAAGAATCTACACAATAAGAACAAGATTTAGGTCCTTTTATTAACGCATCAGTTCTTATCGATGTAATATTATTACATCTAGAACATTTACATTTATAAAAAGATCTATAAATTTCTTTATGTGAAAAATCTAAAACATTCATTACTCCAAAAGTTTTATTTAAATATTTTTCATCTAATAACTTTCTTCTTAAAAGCTTAGCTGCTGATTGTCCTTCCATTGTCTTTATAGTTTATATCTGGCAAAGATACTAAATTTTTTTGACAAATCCAAGGGTTTTCCAGCAATTAAAAGGATTTTCTTATATATTTACATATATAAGCCCCAATACCATTTTAGGGGTAGCTTTGTACATCCCCAGTGCCAAATCTGGCGCATAATAATCTTCAAGAGCTGAGATTGTATCTATAGTAATATATTTATAAACGTATTTGTTGGCATCTTGATTTGCTTTACTGATTTCCTCAATAATAGATTTTAAAGCTCCAATTGGCTTTACTTTGTTTTTTTTAGCAACATCAAGTACGTTTATTACTAGTCCAGAAACATATCCTGCTCCATCCTCAAGGTCCAATATAAGATTATTCTCTAATCTGCTTAAGGCCTCCGTTTTGCCTGTTTTAGGCTGACTGAACAATATTAACTTCTTAGGGTTAATTTGAACAGGTTCTTGCTTTTTAAGCGGTAATATCACCATTCATCATCACTCCGACCCATACCGACCACACTTTAAGTTAAAAGATCCAATACTGTTTTGTTTTTCACATTAGGGTTTAAATCTTCTAGTTTATATGACGTAATATCCATAGTTGGATAATTAGCTGGCAATAAACCTCCAAAATTATATTTTCTAATATGAGGACAGTATCTCAAACATTGTCTTAAGTTTTGAGTTTTAAAATGTTCTTCTTTTTCTTTTAAGTATATAAAAGTTTCTTTAAGTGTTTTATCGGGGAAGTATTTCTTAACAAGCTTGATAAAATCATCTATACTACGATATCTACCAGACATACATTGTAACTTACCTCTTGTATAAAAAGTAGGTTTTTGGTGAAAGCCAAGTCTTTGTAGTGTAAATAAATTGTTATAAATATCATCTAATGATTCAATGTTAATATCATCATTAAATTTTATCTTTCTAACTTTATTATAATATTCTTCTAACGTGTCTAAGTCCTTTACATCTCCTTTGTTCATTACCTTTTTGCTTTAAAATTAGTTTGTTGTGAAAAATACATTCACGGATGCCCAATCTTGTTGTGCTTTAAATTGAGCAGTACTTTTGATTTTACCATACCTTGGGTTCCAAGAATGTCCATCTGAAAAATAACCATTATCTTTTAGTTGATTATAAAAATAACAAAATTTTTCAAGTTTATCTTCATGGGGACATTCTTCATCTCTTAATCTTTTAAACAAAAGATTAGGACTATCAATAAAAGGAGTTTTAGTTCCTAGATTTTCCCACAACATCCTAATAATAGACATTGCTGCAGCATCTTTCATTACTTTTCCTAGGCTTTTGAATTCAAAGTATTCTTCGTTAAAAGACGCTTTAAGATCTAACATTTCAATTACGTATTGTAAAAAGAAATCTTTATACTCCATAGTAGGCTTAGAAGCTATTTTATAGATCCTTATAGTATCGTACTTTTCACTTAATCGCATAAATCCAGAAAAACAAGCTACTCCATTTTTGTTGTTAAGAATAACTTTTTGTCCATCTAAGATATCGTAATAGGCTCTTCCCCATTCAAATTTTTCTCTCATTTTTTCATTGTTTTTAAAAAATCATACACCTTAACTAACTGTTCTTTTTCGTCTGGTCTTGGAAGCTCTCTAAAATAATTAGTAGCTCCATCAAAATATAATGGACAAATTGCACCAGCTCCACCATCACGAGATCCCATAATCTCTAAGAATCTAATATTATCTTTAAATTTAGTAATATCATATCCAAAGTAATCAGGTATTTCATGCCTAAATGGACTAAACAATCCTAACATTACATTAGGATCTCTACCAGTCAATTTGTTATCTCCTAATCCATCCATTGTAGGCTTTAACTTGTTAGCCTTCTTATTCTCAATACCTTCTTGAGAAGCACTTTGCTGTTGAATTACTACAGGTATATAATTAAACCTATTTCTAAGCTTAATTAAATAATCTGATGATAATGAAGATATACTTTCATGTAAAGAAAGTTGAACGCCATTTCTTTTTTCTGGCGAGATAAGACTTATATGATCGATTAAGATCATTACATATTCGTCAGGATCATTTGGTTTGTAATAATCCTCTACTTCTGTAATTTTACCATCTATATCTATCTTTCTTGTATATACAGTCCCATTTGCTAAAGCATATTCTCTAACAAGGTTATACATACCAAATGCATGTCGTATATCATCAATAAATTCCACAGACTCTTCTATACGTTCGAAATAAGGCTCATATCGTTTGATTACAGCCAATGTTTCTTCAGATAGAACATTATCTGCTCTTGTAGATTTTAAGTCAATAGGACTCACCCTAATGCCCTCTTTTACGTATAATATATTTGCAAAACAAGATAGCATTTTCTCTTCTTTAGACATTTCTAAAGAGAAATAAAAGATTTTAAGTTTGATATTTAAATTACCATCTAATATCTGTTGGATTGGGTTATATACAAATAACCAGTCAGTTATCTGTGTTTTACCTACCTTCTGATTAGCTGAAACTAAATAATACTTCCCTTGTTCAATACCTGGACAAGATTCCTCAAATCTAGGCAAATTCCAGGGGATGCAGTTCACTTTGCCATCTAAAATACGTTGTCTACGTTCTGCAATTCTATTAAGCGTTCTTTCAAATAAACTTTGTTTCTCCAATTAAATTTGCTAGATTTAATCATAAGATACTTTATTTAGATGTTAGTTATTGTTTGATATTAGTTCGAAAATATCTTACAATTTGTTAATATT